TGTTAGTTAAACACAATATAGCCAGTCGGACTCCCCGTTAGTGTACCCATTAAGAGTTTAAGAAACTCAGTTGACTTACTCACAGTCCTGCTCGTATCGCATCGTAATACCAAAGCTCGTATCGCTTCGTAATACCAGTTTTATCGTTCAACAAGTGCCCAGAGCCTATTGAATCGATTAATTATAATAAATATTATACGGACTCCCCGTTAGTGTACCCATTAATAGTTTAAGAAACTAGGTTTACCACCCTCGGTTAATTGCTCGTATCGCATTGTAATACCAAAGCTCGTACCGCTTCGTAGTACCACAAATAGTTTAAGAAACTAGGCTTATCACCTTCGATTAACCAACAACCAAACAATAAAAATGGGAGTTCTTAAAGATCCAACTCTTTGGGATTACCTCCCTATCAATAAGAAAATTAAATTTTCTTTTGATACAAAATGTTCATTCCCTGAACAAACACACAAATTGTGTGTTCCTCTAGATGAAGCTACTGACAAGCTGATTACAATCTTGCTTGACAAAATGTTTCATCTTAAATTTGACAAATTTTTATCATTGTTCGATATTATTTCAAACTTTCAAGATTTGTTGCTTTCGATCCCAGTTCATAAAAGAAAACCCCTTCTATTTACTTTACTTAATCTGACAACCGAGGTTGAGTTTTTGGATCAAATTCTATTATATGTTGGATATCTCATAGAAAGTGTTACCGTTATTGATTATATTAAAATTAATAATGATGCACGTACTCTTCGAAATATTCTTCGTAAAAATGGAAAGGTTGTACAAGATTTCCTTGACCATGTTAACGACTATAGACCTCCAGTTAATATGGAAAAAGGAGAAGAACAGGGTGTATATGAATATATCCCTGGTTCAGGCACTGTTGAAAACCTTAACAAGTGCTTTTCCTCTATTGAGGAAACTGCTGCAGATGTAAAGACTGCTATTAATGAAACAACTTCAGTCTTACGTTCAATGGCTCCAAAAATTGAAGGAGCTGCTACATCTGCATCATCTTTGCAAGAATTTGTACCCCACTTGATTGAAACTTTGAATTCTATTACAAAATTTACTAATGCTGGACATGAAACTCTCGGAAAGCTTGAGAAGCATGCTGATAAAATTACTACTGTTAAATCTTTCTCTGAGAGAATAAAACATAATTGGCCTGCTATTATTGCTTGTACTACAGGAATTTCAACATCTGAAACAATGACTAATTTACTAACACATGTAATTCCATTGCTTTCTATTCTTGGATTAGATACTGGATTAACTTCATATTTTTCCGAATTTTTCTCCAAGAAACCTCAAGAACAAAGTACTTTTGCAAATACAAAGAAACTCATGGTTTTCCTTGCTTCTTTTCTTGGCAAATATTCTCCGATCCCATTTATTGCAAAATTCACTGCTAATTTGAATAATACAACAAAAGAAATGGAATCTCTTGATAAACTTGCTGATATTCTTGGCGATGTTCTGTCTGAATTTGGTTTTGATATTACTTCAAAGGCAAAAGCTATTACAGAACTTCGTAATGGAATGATTGAGCTTATTGAGAAAACACCAAAGTTTGAAGCTCTGGTAGCTACTAAATGTGTAGCTTTTGTTCGAGATGAGAATTTTAAAGATTTTATGAAATGTTATAATAAGATTCAGGAAATTAAGAAACAAGTCGATACTGGAGTTTATATGTCCATCAGAAATACTAATTTTTGTGCTGATTTAATGCAATTTAATACTCGTTATATTCGAATGAAAGCTGCTATTGATTATGTTCGTGCTACAAATGGACGTCGACAAGAACCTGTTGCTTTTCTCTTTCATGGTCTTCCAAAATTAGGTAAGAGTCAACTTATGTGTCAAATTAAATCTCGTATAGGTAAAATCTATAGGAGTGAATATGCTGATAAGGATGATTATCTTTTTATGGATGATTTTGAAGATTGGACTACATGGCAACAGAATACTACTGATGATTACCATCAAGGATATAATGGTCAAGAGATTCATGCAGTCGATGATTTATTTAGTAGAGTAGATAATCTTGATCATAAGGATATGTTAAATTTTATATCTTGTGTTGTGTTTCCCACTCGTCAAGCTGAATTGAGTGAAAAAGGAAAACCATACGTATCAAAATTACTTCTGGCTTCTTCGAATATTTGGCCAACTTCTAGTTCAACAATTAATTGTATCGATGCTTTACATCGTCGTTTTACTGTTATTCGTTTTACCAAGATTGCAGGTCAGAATATTCCTAAAAATGGATTTGATAATGATTTCAAGTGGTTAGATCTTGCTGAAACAGAAGGAGAAATGTACTCCTCTAGAAAGAAAACATCCAAGAAAGTAACAATTGATGATATTTGTAGACATATTATTGAAGCAATGAAGATAAAACATGATATTTTCCAAGCTGGTCTTGCTGCTGCTCAAGCAAATGATAATGATTATATACCTACTATTATACCTGGTGTTGTTCCTAATACTTTGACAAAAATATACCTTGAACAAGATTGGAATGCTTCATGTACAAAATATCGTCAAGATCGTAAAACTTATATCTTCATGCGTAGAATAAAAGTAAGAAATCCTTGTGTTCCTAATGATAAAGGATTATATACTATTGCTGACCTTGCTTCCTATAATAATATTTATAATGATACTAAATCTATTCTTTTCTGTATGGCCCAATCCGAATTTAATGATACAGGTTTTGCTCTTATAGTAAAGGATGTAGATGGATCTTATCTTTATTTTAATACCCTTACTAAAACTCTCCATCGTACACAAGAAGATTTTGATATGTACTATATTAATACTGATATTGAACGAATTGAAGATTTTTCTGAATATTGTTTTACTGATAAAATGCATATGTATTTCTTAACTCTTTATCATAAGATTTATGATTCTTTTCGGCCTTTTATTAAAATTGCTTCTACTATAGGTACATTTGCAGCAGCAATTATGGCTCCTGTCTCTTCTATTATTATGACATTTGTAGCTATTATTATGACATATCTTAAAGTTACAGATAAAGTATCAGATTTTTCTTTTATGGTATTTGAAATGATTAATGATTTGTATAAAATTTCTTATATTGTTCCTGCAATACTTGGAATTGGAGCTTTTATTATTTATAAATGTAAAACCTTTACTATGACAGAAGCATGTACTAATTGTGCTTGTTCAGTTGAAAACTTTCAAGAAATACATAGAAAATTTCATAATGAACAATGTTATTTTATGGCTCCTGGTGATCACTCTGATGAATGTATTGAATTTCCAAAATTCGGTTCATATTGTTTAAAAGATTATTGTGTGGCATGTAGTAAAGATGCTTGTAATGGACAGTGTTCACATGCTCTTCCTATAGAATCAGTTGATCCAAGAAAATTAAATTTTTATAAGAATTGGTTTAGTGTACATGTTCATACAGCTTCTGATATTACTCCTGATGTTTTTAGTACTGCTGGAACTATACTTACTTATAGAGAAGAAGAATCTCCTAAAGGTGAGCGAATGACAAAAAGTAAAAGAATTTTGCGACAAGAAGAGTCACCAAAAGGTGAACGTCAAACTGTTACAAAACGACAATTTAATAGTAATTGGCGAAAACCTTTGGTAGAAGAAGAATCTCCTAAAGGTGAGCGTATGATAAAAACTAAGCGTACTCTCTATCAAGAAGAATCACCAAAAGCTGAACGAATGACAAAAACAAAGAGAACTTTAAATCAAGAAGGACATTCTCGTTCATCTACACCTGTTTTCTCCCCTCCTACACAACCTCAAATTGCTGATTGGCTTGCTACTCCTCAGGAACTCTCTGAAGAATATGATTTTGGTGGACATAATCCAGGATCAGAACAACAAGATAAAATTAAAATTGTAAAAATTGCATCTGGAGTTGAACAACATGCTTTAGATTGTGGTTCACGTGATCTCTTTTCTGCAATTGTTAAAACAACTTTAAAATGTAAGAGATCAGTTGGAACAAAAAGTTATACTCTTCATGGACATCCTTTTGGAAAATATGTAACTACACCAGCTCATCTTCATACATCTGCTGATCCTAGTGCTACTTACTCTTTTGAAACAATAATTAATGGAAAATCTGTTGATATCCCAATGACTTTAGTTGGTAAGAAAGAAAGTCGTGATGTTGCTGTATGGGAATTTGTAGATAAACGTGTACTTTTTAGTCAGCGTTTTTATAATAATCTTATTTCTGATGATGAATATCTTAAATTTGCTAATGAAAAGATTTACGTTCTTCAACATTTACCTGTACTTAGTTTGTGTCAACTTGTAACAGCTTCTGCTGTTAATCATAAACAAATTTGTCTTCAAAAGACTGGAGTTAAATTATATGAAAAATTATATGAAGTTCAAGCTACATCAACCCTAGCTCCTGTAACTGCTGCTGGTGATTGTGGTGGAGTTTTAGTTGCTTTTAATACTGCAATTAAGAAGAAAATTATTGGTTTCCATGTAGTAGGAGCTGAAGATCGTGCTTTTTCTGCAATTGTAACAAGAGATTTGATTGATTCAATTATTCCAGTTGTTGCAAGAGAAGAATTTTCAGAAATGATTATTGATCAAAAATTTTCAAAATTTCCTATTGTAGATACAATGAACCAGATACAAGACGTATTGATTCCCACTTCAAATTTGCCTGATGGTAATTTTGAATACTTAGGTGAACTTACATACCTTGCTAGACCTGCAGCTTCTACTGGAATAAAGAAACATCCACTTCATGGATCATTTGAAGTAAAACATGCACCAGCACATTTGTCAACAAATGAAGTAGAAGATAAATCAACTCTTCGTCTTGATGCTCATGGACAACCTAATTTGCTTATTACAAGAACTGAAAAATATGGTAAGTATTTTAAGAATATTATAGATCCTACAATTTTAGAATCTATGGAATCTGATTTAAGTCGTTATTATATTGAACAATTTGAAGATAAGAATATTGGAGTATCATCTAATTATGAAATTCTTAATGGAAATCCCAATGATACTGATTCTCACCCTCTTGATATGCGTACTTCAGCTGGTATTCCATGGTCACAAACTAATAAAGGTCATGCTCATAAGAAAGAACATTTTATTAAATATCAACAAGATACTGAAGGAAATACTTATCGTGAATTTGACTTTGAAAATCCTGATACTGTAGAATTATTTGAAAGTATTGCAGAAACTGAAAGACTTGCCCTACTTGGATATAGGACCCTCTCTATTAACAAAGATTGTCTTAAAGATGAATGTCGTCCACTTGAAAAAGTTGATAAACCAAGAATTTTTAAAAATGTGCCTTTTGATAAAGTTATATTACTTAAGAAATATCTCGGAAAATTTAAAACCGAATGGACAAAATTTCAGGGAACTATGTTTCATTCTGTAGGAATAAATACAACTTCTCCTCAATGGGCAAAACTCTATAATGATATGAAACTTAAAAGTAATCTTGGATGTGATGCTGATTTTGGAACCTTTGATGGAAATCTCCGACCAGAATTCATGGATATGGCTTGTAAAATTATTCGTAATACTATAAGTTCTAAAAATGGAAATGATTCAGAAATTGATAAAATTATAGAAGTACTTTTAGATGAAAATGTTAGATCTGTTTCTGTATCTGCTTTTACGGTTTATATGGATGAACATGGAAACCCTTCAGGATCTCCTATGACAACTGTTATGAATTGTATGGTCAATTTCTTATATCATTGGTATTGTTTCATTAAAATTACTGGATTTCAGGGCTTAAATAAATTTCTTGATGCAGTAACTCTTCGAGCTTTTGGTGATGATGTCATTTATACTGCTGATCTTGAACTTGGTTATACTTTCGCTAATGTTGCTAAAATTATGATTGATGATCTTGAACAGGATTATACTGATGCTACTAAAAGTTTAGATGGTGCAACAAAACCTATTGAAGAATTATCCTTTCTTAAAAGAAAATTTAAAGTTATATCACCAAGCATTGTATTATGTCCTATCGAAACAGATTCAATTGAAATGAGATTTAATTGGACTAATATTTCACCTAATGATATTATGACTCAGAAAGATCTTATTGAAGAAGGATTATTAGAAGCTGTAATGCATGGAACTGAATATTTCAATACATTTGCAACTTCTATACAGAGGGGTATCCGTAAATGTCAACTTAGCCGAGATATTCGTGGTTTTTACCCTAAATACTCCGACTACTACCAGCTCCTAATGAATAGATACCAGTAAAACGTTGTTGGCCCCCTGTGAAAATTAATACTAAAGATTATTATGGATTCTTCAAAGAATACTGTTAATTCAGGTACTAAGTACCACAACCAAACCGACACCCTTGTGAACGAACTGCCGTCAAACACAGCTCGAACACTTCCTCACTCACAGCTGATTAATACAACAGAATCAGCTATAGCAAATCAAGCTATCGATGTCTCATTACCTCCTGGTGCTATTGATGCTCGTTTTATACGAACATTAATGACACCATCAGGTATGAAGCCAGTAATAATCCTTACTGATGAAGATATAGATCTAGATGTTCAGCATGACTATGTGCCTGGAGTTTGTCTCCCGGAACAAGGCCATGTATGGTCAAATAGATTTGAATCTGCTTCAGTGGGTGGAGAACCTGCAATTTCAGAACCTATTGCTTTCTCCCAAAGAACTGGATATTATATGTTACCTTTTAAATATTATAATTCTCATGTCCTAGTTAGATTGATTTGTAAACCCGCTTTCTCTCAAGCTCAACCTTATTGGGTTTCAAGATCGTTTCAAAAACTTACTTTCACTAATAATCAACATATTAATGAAATCGGTTTTAATTGGCTTCCTTCACTTGCTAATGAAATTTTCGTTCTTATGCCTTGGTCTGATCCTAATTATATAGTCGCAACAGATGCTGATCCAGCAGAAACTTTCGGTTATTTAAATGTAAGAAATCTTACCAATCTTGTTTCCTCTACAGGTAATGATGTACCTTTATCCATTTCATATTATTTTTCCCCATATAAAATGTATACATATGTACCACAACCAGTTACAACAGAATGTCCTCCTATTTCAACAGGCGCAATTGTACTTGCTAATGGTAATACAACTTTTGCTGCAACTACTACTCCACTAGGAAATATTCAGATTCTTGAACCTACTTATATATGTGGTAGAGATTTTGGAACACAGTCAACGGAACCATCACATGATGGTACTCTACTTATTGATTCAACTAATATAGATCGACTTTATTATTTTAATGCACCTGCCTTTGCTTATAATTCTGGTGTAAGTCTTAATTCACCTGTATATTTTCAACCTGGTACCTACCCTGTTACTATTCTATTTAATATTTCAGGAACGCTTACTAGAGATCTTACAGTCACTTGGTTTAATACAAATAATATGGCACCAATTTTTACTCCACCTGCAACCGGAATTTTACAAATAGATTCACCTCCTCAAACAAAAGAAATTCAGAGGGATGAATATATTGATTCAGTAAATTATGCAATTTTACCCACTTACATAGAACTTAACACTTCAATTACTAATCCTATTTCCCGAGTTGCCAATGGTTTTAATATATTACAACCTCCATTTGAAACTAATTATAAAACTAGTGTAATTTCACAAAATCCTGATATTGTTATGTACACTCTATTTCATGCAAGTGAAGTAGTATTTGTTACATATGCAAAATCAAAATCTCTTGCAAAATTGAATGGTTTTAAAGCAATTCTTGAGTACTATGTTAATAAGCGTAGTATTAAACAAGAAGTTGTAGATGATTTAATAACTTTTGGTGATGAACAAATATTTGAATATGAATATAATCCAATTTCTCAAAAAGCTAAAGAAACATATGGAGAAATGTATGATCATAACCCTAGAGAAGACCATCATAATATGTTTCTTCAAGAACTTGTTATTTCTGCTGCAAATAAATATACACCATTTAATTTCACTCTTGATTTATCAGTTGTTGCAGCAACATACCCATATGTTAATACTAGAGAATATCTTAGACATTATCTTAAATCACATATGCCAGTTCTTACCATAAAATCAAATAAAAATCCTTTCTCTAATTTACTTTGTAGACTTGTTCAAGGAACTTATACTAATTATCAAGATGTAATGCAACTTCCTGGTTCAGAATGGGATCCTACCCTTACTAATCTACAAATCCAACCTTATTGGAAAGATCCTACACCTGCAGTAACACAAATTACAATTCCTTTTACACTTGTTTTACTTTCAGGTCAAATTGATGTTTCTGGAATGCAACTCCTTGTATTTTTCAATACATCTACATTACATTATCATCATAAAATTGATTATAACCCTGCTCAACCAGCTGTTGTTACAGAACTCTCCTCAATTCTTAATGAATTGGGAATGTGTAGAAGCTGTTCAACAGATCCTTGTCAATGTTCCAAATCAAGTAAACTCATATTTGATAGAAGATTACCATTTATGAGAGTTGCAGGAACTGTATCCCCAAATTCAGTACTCACAATTTCACCTTCAGAAGAAACTCCTCCAATGAACCTTTTACCTTCTATTCCTCCAGGAAAAGAGATTATTAATGGTATCCTTCAGGGAATAGAATCTGAAACCATAACCGAACAAGTAGAAAATCAATCACTCGAAACACGTTCACCACAAAAACTCGATGGAGTAACCATGGAAACAACCCGAATCCATGATACTCTAGAAACAGGAAAAACTCAAATTGAAAAAGATTATCATTTTGTTGGAGCTATATCCACACCATTATCCCTTAATTTAAGATTTATTGCTATTCCTATTTCCCATAATGCCTTTGGTAAAATGGAAGTCACTTCTGCTAAGAAATATCCTTACTGGCAGGGCGAACCAACCTTTAAAGTTACTTTAACTGCTAGTTCTGTCCTTCCTGGTATTGTATACCTTGCACAAGTACCTCCCGACTTTGACCTCACCACTCTCAAAGCCGAATCAGCTCTAAGGATGTATTCTTCAACACAAGAAGTGTTTTGGAATTCATCCGTAGAATTGCCTATCAAATGGTATGACCCTATCCGTCAAAAGATAGTAGATTATACTACGAATCCAGCACCTCCCCAACTTGGGTACCTTGTGTTGGCTTTTCCGACCCCAACAGGATCAACTTTTGGATCCGGAGATCAGAACATTAAAATTACAGTTCACTGTGATACAGCTAATATTGGCTATTCTCGACCTTCTTACTCCTATCCAAATTTTGACTACCCCGGTTTACAATTCACTGTTTACACCAGTCCATAGTAATAGTATAATTTTCAGTTCTGGACCATAAATGTTTTCCAGAAGCTGAAACACCCACTCTATAACCTAGCGTTTTAGAATAAGATTGTAAAACTTATAACAGTTTTCACATCCCACGTGGGTGTGTTGTTCCTGTTATAAAAGTGTGTGTTTCATTTTTAGTTCTTAGTTAACTCCTCATTATTGAGGATCCAGTTTTCATTATTCTAACCTTTTATTATAACCCATATACCGACTGCCGTATCGCTTACGTTACCATTTAGATGCGACAGAACTTTTGTGTTTGAACTTATTATTAAGAATTTTACTAACCTAATTATAACTG